CACCATTGGTAGTTAACTTGAAATCAATAGCTGCATCTGCTTTACCATTGTCATAAAGTGCTTCTTGACCTGCGTCAATAACTCCTGTGGAGTCATCTTCTAGCCAAAAGCCGTTAAGTGAAAACTCAATAGCTCTTCTAATTACTTTATGCTCTGTGGCAGTACCACTACCGAAGTCAGTTATATCAGCATCAGTTGGACTGTTAGACATTGAAAAGTCGGTAATACCATTCACTGTTGTAAATGTTGAACCACCGTCTGTGGACACTTCCCACGATGCAGTTTTTGCTGCTACTTTTGCATTTGCCATTTAATCTTTCTCCTTTTTAACTGTAACTTCTGTTACTTCCTACGTCAGACACTTCAATTTGAAAATTGACTGTCCATTCATGTCGGTTGTTGTCATCACGTCCTATGTCTATAGGTGTGTTTTGCGCAACAACTTTAATAACATGACTACCACTAGATATTAGCGTAGTATTTGTAAGTCCTATTAATTCATCAAAAATTTCTTTAGCTATGTTGTAACTTACTCTTGGGTCTCTTGTACCTCTGACCCTGCATTGTACATTGATGTCACTAAATGGATTTTTGTCATCTGCTATACCACCATATTCAGAAACCATAACAACTGTATCGGGAGAATCGGGCATTACAGAAATAAAGACATTACCACTAACACCTGTTGTGTCAAAAGTACAACTTGTTATATTGTCTCCTATCCATTCGGCTAGTTCTGAAGCTATCATGTTATTTCCCTTCTTAAAACTTTACGCATTATCTCTAAAGCTTTATCTGCATTTTGTTGTAACGGTAATTCTAAGTATTTAGCAATACGTCCTTCTGCGTGTCTATATCCTAGTTCTTCGTGCTGTCTAATTGCATAAGGCGTGTCATAAGATACATAACCTGTTTTTCTATCTTTTGCGATTGTTACTTGTGCGGACTTTTCCATCATGCCAGTATCTTTAGGTGCTACTTTGACTGATTCTTGTTTTACAAACTCTAAACCTAAAGTTATTGCTTTTTCATTAGCTGTCATAACTTTCTTTTTAACATCATCTCCGAACCATTGTACGTTGTAATATTTAGCCATTTGCATTTAATCCTAAGTCAACTTCTTTGTGTGAGATATGTCTCATGCCAATAATTGTATCTACGGCTAAAACATAATAGGTTAACGAACCTTCGTCTCCTTCATCCCAAACTATTCTGTCTCCTACGTTTATATCTTGTGTGCCTTTACAAAATAATCTTGCACTTGTAATTCGTTCGTCTCCTGTATCTGTAGAGATTCGTCTTTTAGATGGTTCTATACGACATTTAAACTCATCCTGTGATGTGTCAAATACTTCTCCATAAGCAGATGAACCTTGTTTAGAGTATCTTGTGACCTTCATTGATAGTAAAGGCGCTATTAGATTGTGATAACTTACCATTATTCGTGGACTTGGTCATCAGTAATTGCTTTAGGTAAACTGTCATCATAGTTATAAAATACAGCTGCTCTGTAAGCAAAGAACCCGTGATTAACCATGAGTCTTTTTGCTCTAGGTGCTAAGTGTTCGGGATATTTTTCTATTTCTAGTGAACCTAATTTAACTTGTCCTTTTAATTCTAATTTATCAAAATCATCTACACCAAGTTCTACCATATATTCCATTTGATATGCAGTTGCACTTTTTAACACGTCATGTACATCTTGATTTGTAGGATTACCAGTACTATCAATTTGAAATGCAACATTAATATGAAAATCTATTATATCTGAAGCTAACTGTAGCTTGCTTAATGTAACAGATTCTTGACTAGCATTAGCTCCTGTTATTGTTTCGTATTCATCTACTGTGCAGTAACTTGGTCTTAAAAATACTTTATTTACCATTTATTCTTCTTCCAATGTTTTTAATTTTTGCGGTGCAGCTCTTCTTTTACCTGTTTTTGTTTTCCACGCTCCACCAGCTGCATCGGGTGGTTCTATTGCTTCTATTTTTTTTCTAACAGATTTAGGTATCTTAACGTCATCTTCAAAGAATATCGCTTCTCCATTCAACATGTACCAGCTCATAATTTATTCCTCTTCTGATTTAATTGTGACTTCTTCTTTTATTTTTACTTTATCGGGTTTATCTATAACTGGTTTCCAGCCAAACTTTTCAGCTTTAACTTCATCAAAACCAATATGTAGAACTCCGTCTTTATCTATAAAATCCATGTTCAGATTTTAACACATAAAAAGAAAAGACCCGCTAATAATAACGGGTCTTAACTATTGAAAATAATACTACTTAGATAGCAGCAATATTAACGATTTTTCCGTGTGCGTTAGGATTACCGTATTTTAATCCAACTTCTCCGTAAATTTGGAATTTCTCCGCAGCTCCATCTTTTGAAAGTGGTTCTACGAACAAGAATCCTTTATCGGGGATGTTCATAAATACTGGTACACATAACTCGGCAGATACAACGTATAACTGTTGTGTGTTCACGTGTCTGTTCAACAATACGTTAACTTTACCGAAGTCAGTTTCGATTGTTGTGACGTTTACACCAGCTACATTACGTGATTCTTCACGATAGTTTTTGTCAGTAACAAATATTTTTGTTAACTGTCTTTTAACATTCGCGTTACACATAAGTGTTGCAGTTTCTGAAACTTGGATACCGCCATCTTCCCATACATCTTGCATGAGGTCTAAGACCATATCTTCTGTTAAAACAGCATCTGCTGCGTCTTGGCTATTACCAGCCGCGTTAGCAATACCTCGCATTTTTCTTGCAGTTGTATTGTCTGTTGGGTCGTTAAATGCGCCTTCTAAGAATGATTTTTCAGCATCTCTTGCAATTTGCTTAAGCATTTGCTCAACTTGAAAATCCATTTCGTTAGTTACTGGATTGTCTCCATCTATATTTTCTCCGCTATAAGCTCCGATAGCAGCCATCTTACTGTAAGAAACTTCAATAGATTCTTGCATGATTTGGCATACATTGTAATAGTTTGCACGGACTCTTGATTCGCTTGTAGGTGCGTTAGCTCCTTCAAGTGCTGCATTATCTACAGCAGCTGCTCTCAAGTCGTATGCTTGCCATTGAAATGTTGGACTGGATGTGCTTTCGCCACCACTAAGTCCACCTATTAAGCTTAAGAACGGAGTATCACTTGGGGTCAACTCAAATAAGTCGCCTACATAGTTAGGTAAGTTAAATGTCTGACCTTGCCCTGTAATTCCTGCCATTTTTGGCTATCTCCTTCTTGATTTAATAATCAACTTGTTAAATTAATACTTTACTGATTGTTGTCTTTGGCTAATTCGTATAACCTCTGACTCTTCAGCCTTCTAGCTTCTTTGTGGTTCTTATCAGCTTCAAGTTGTCTAATTCTTGATTCGATGTCTAGCGGTGTTGCCGTGTTTGACATATCGCTACCACTTTTTGCAACTGAAGTAGAAGCATCTGCGGATTTAAGTACTGGTTTAACTTCAACGGCTTGTTTGACAAGTTCGCTTAACTTTGTTTGAAGTTCTGCGTCATCTATCTCAAGGTCTGTTATAGAACCTTTTGCCATTAAGTAAGACCATGTTAGCTCTTCATCTGCGCCTTCAGTCTTTACAACGTTGTTAAATGCTTGCATTAACTTCATATTTTTATTTTCAGCTTGTAGTTTCTCAACTTCAGCTGCTAAAGCTTCTGCATTGTTTGCATTTGTATCTTCTACAAAACCTAAAGCTTTTCCAAGATTTTGAATCAAAGAATCATACTTTTCTTCAGTCTCTTTTTTCTCTACTCTAAATTTCGCAGCTTCTTTATTAGCCCTCTGTATTCGCTTATCAAGTTCATCACTAGAAAGATTATCGACTTCGACTACTTCTTCTGTAGATGAATCTGCACTTACTTGCTCTTCGCTCATAGGTGCGCTATTTACTTCGGTATCTTGCACTTGTTCAGTATGCTCATTTTCTGACATTATCACTACTCCTGTTAGTTATTTAAAATACATCGAACCAGTCGATGTAGTGCTTACTGCTATATAATAGACTTAATTATGTAAAGTATATGCTTTATTGGGCAGTTTCTTATCCCAGCAATGTTGTGATTCGTACCAATGACGTTTAGGATTGATGTCATTTTCTAATAACCAGTTTGTCATGTACGTTGAGTGATATGCGTCAAAGACGTTGAAATTTTTCTTTAGTATTCCTTCTAGCCATTTTTCTGTTCTATTTACGTATTGCCAAATTCCTCTAGCGTTAGTTACAGATACCGCTTTAGCATTGCCACTTGATTCGCAGAAAGTTGTAGCAATAGCCCATAAATATTCTTCTTGTGGTAAGTACACTTCGAATGCGTGATGATGTTCAACAGTAACTTCTGCTGCTTCTTGATACCATTTACATGTTTGATAGTCCGAAAGAGTGGCGGGTGTTAAAGCCGCCATCCCTATCAGACATTCAATTATCATTAGCTTTTAAGTTCTGCATTGCCCTTATCAATATACGCTTTAGTACTTAAGTTCTGCATTGCCTTTATCAATATACTCTTTAGTACTTAAGTCACGCTGGTATCTTGCTTTGTTAGCATTAAAGTCTGCATATAACCATCCGCCATGCGGGTCTGCATGTTCATAAGATTCTGACTCAAACATATTTGCTCTAACCTTTGGATAAGGTTTGTTAACACCAGCTGGTTTGTAAATCTCGCCTGTGTCAGCATCAATAAAGCAAACTATATTTGCTGGCTCGCCATTACGCATGACCCAAACTTTATCCCACTTTTCGCCAAAAGAAACTCCACGTTTTGCGTCTGTAGGTTTACTCCATCCTCTACCCAAATAATAAGCTTCTGTATTGTGTTCTAGTTTTTTTAACATTGCTATTAACGCTAACAAATAAGATTCTCGCGGCGCTTTCATGTTTTCTTTTATGCCTTCAATAGTATAAGTTCTGCCTTTAGCGAACCTACTAATTCTTGGCGCTCTAAGTGTGTAATCTGTCATTGTTCC